AGTCATAGAGAATGATTTAGATATTATAAACATTGACGGTGTAGGTAAATTTTTATACCTAAAACCATTTGATGGGAAAATAATTAATGAAGATTTTGCCTTTGAAGTATCCGATACGGAATTTGATTGTTTACAAAATAGAGAGGTAGATTATATATTATTTGAATTCGGTGAAAAATTTTATTATTCTGCTATCCAGGAAGATAGGAACAGATATAATGAGATAATATATAAACCAGAATTCAATGATTTTAAATATCTTGGTAAAATTAATGAACCGTTTATAGCAGAATTTGCGCATTTAGGGATTCATACAGAATATGAATTGCTTAATGGGTCTGGAGATTGTGAATTATGGGCTACAAAAGGAAAATTTCTCAATTGCAAAGCATTAGGGATATGCGATAAAAATACCCTTGCTGGTACATTAGCATTCCAGACTGCTTGTTTAAATAAAGGGATTCAATTTATCATAGGAGAAACTATTTCTGTAGCAAGAAATTATTCACCAGAAAAACAAAATCAAGAAATTTTTGATTTAAAACTTTATGTATTGAACAATACAGGATGGCAGAATTTATTGTTAATTAACAAAATGATAAACGTAGATTATGAGGGGTTTATTCCTGATAATGTTCTTTCCAATCTTGGAAAGGGTTTATGCTGCGTTATTCCTAAAGAAAGTGAATTTAATCATGAAATAAAAAATAAACGGAAAGCATTACAACTTATCAAGCAATACAAAACAGCGTTTGACGATGTTTATTATCAAATAGATACATTAGAATATACGTCACAACAATTGTTTAAACGTCATTTAGAAAACTTAGACGAATACATTGGATTTTATAAAAAGTTTTTGAAGCCAATAACAATTAATGATTCTTATTACTTAGATAAAGAACAATGTGAATTAAAAACATTGCTAAATAAAATTAGCAAAAAAGCTAATCCTGAATCTAAAGACCAATATTTTAAAACCGTTGAACAAACGTTGAATTCTTATCAAGAATGGATATTAGACGTAGAACCGCTGTTTAATACCATTATGGCGGGAATAATGAATACTATTGTTTTTTCAAAAAAAGTAAAATTCAAGATAAATACTGGAGACCGTAAATTACCAAAATTTAAAGTTAAAGACGTTGAAGGATTGTTCTTTGAACAATTAGAAATAGGAATCAACGAACGTTTAAAACACGTTCCCCCCAAACAATTGGCGAAATACTTAGATAGAATAGAAACAGAATGTTCTGTTATAGTACCAAACGGATTGTGTGATTATTTTATGATTCTTTGGGATGTAGTAAAATGGTGCAGGGAAAACGATATTAATGTTGGTCCTGGACGAGGCTCTGTTTGCGGTAGTTTGGTTGCTTATTGTTTATACATAACCGATGTTGATCCTATAAAGTACAATTTAATGTTTGAACGGTTTTTGAATGAAGCACGAGTATCTGGAGAACGAGCAAAGTCAAGCGATTCCCTTCCAGACATAGATATCGATTTTCCGGCAGAGTATAGGGATATTGTAAAAGAATATATAAAAAATCGTTACGGTTACAATCATACCTGCGTCATTGGTTCATTCACACGTATGAAATTGAAAACTTGTTTAAAAGATTTTGCAAAGGAAGAGGGGTTATCTTTTTCTTATACCAATCGGCTCACAAAAGACATAAATGACCAAATAGAATACACTTGGGGGGATTTATTCAAATACGCCAATCAATCAAAAACTTTATACAAATTCGTTCAAGAATATCCTGACCTTGTGCACAATATAAAATACGCTTTGCAAATGCCCAAAGCACAATCTATTCATCCATCAGCAATTGTTATTGTTCCCGATAAAGATGAAAAAGGGAATGAAATGAACGTGTGGGATTGGCTTCCTGTGAAATTGGTTGATGGTATGTTGGTGTCTGAATGGGAAGGAAAATATATAGATAAATCAGGTTTTTTGAAGGAGGATATACTTGGATTATCACAATTAGATAAATTCAAGAATATACTGAAATTAATAAAAGAGAATCTGAATGAACAAATCATTTTAAATGATATCCCCCTGGATGATGAGGAAGTGTTCAAATATTTTCGTAGAGGGTGGAACGAGGATGTATTCCAGTTTGGAACGGCAGGAATGATGAATTATTGCCGTCAAGTTAAACCAGATAACATTGAGCATCTGATAGCTATGACCGCTTTNTTTCGTCCTGGTCCTATGGATGTTAATGCTCACGAAACTTTTGCTGATATAAAGAATGGCAAAAAACGTTTGTCCTTTGATTTTGGTATGGAAGAAATTACAAAAGATACTTACGGATTATATATTTACCAAGAACAAATCATGCAAGCGGTTACAGTGGGAGGATTGACAGAAGTAGAGGCAGATATATTACGGACTACTATAAAGAAGAAAGATGTGGCTACTCTGAGCTCTTACGGTGAAAAATTTAAAAGTGGGTATATTACCTTACTAAAACAGAACGGCATAGAGAGGGCAGAAGAATATGCTGAATCTGTTTGGCAAAAATTACTCGCTTTTTCTGGGTATGGATTCAACCGTTCACACGCTGCTGCTTATTCAATAATGTCGTATTGGTGCCAATGGTTTAAAGTAAATTATCCGCTGGAGTTTTGGACTACATCGTTACAATTTTCTTCTGAAGCGGAAATACCATATCGTTTAGCAGAAATGAAAAAAACTGGTGTAGAAATAGAAGTACGTCCGCCGGATATAAATTTTTCAGACATTAATTTTACATGTGATGCTAAAGAACAACGAATATTCTTTAGTTTGCTAAAGATTAAAGGAGTTGGTGTAGTGGCGGTGCGCAACATTATAGAAACACGCCAAAGCGGTGGAAAATTCTTTTCTTTGGAAGAATTTGTTAGTCGTGTTCCGTCGAAGGTAAATAAATCTGTAATACGTTGTTTGATTGTAGCGGGAGCGTTTGATTTGATAGAAAACATTAAAAATCCTCGAGATAGAAAACGTTTATTGGAAGAATATTATGAAAGCAGAGGAGAAACAATTGATGAAGAATATCAGGTGGAAGATTCAACAACAAATGCTTTTTGGATATTACAACAAAAGGCGTTGACAGGTTTCGGTGAAATAGACTACGAAACTATGATACGTGATGCTATTCCTAACAAAACAATTGCTAAAAAATATGTTAATGATTCCGAATTTTTGATAGCAAAATTAGGAACAGAAGTAACCATAGCAGGAAAGTTAATCTATTACCGAGAAAAAGAAATAAAAACAGGAACAATGTGCACCCTGAATATTGATTGTAATAATACAATTATTCCCGTATTGCTCTGGCCTGATGCGTACGAACGGATAGAAAATGTAGCAGAACTGAAAGGTTGTACGGTTGCTATTAATGGTATTGTAGAAAAAGATAAGTTTAAAAATGAACGTAAATTGAAAAGTACATTTGCAACAAGGTTATACATAATATCAGATTATAAAACTAAAACAACACGTTATGAGGAATGGAGAAATAGTAGACAATGATTTAAAAATGTTTATTGAAAAAATATCTTCACTGGATAATATCCACCAGTGGGAAGAACGTGATAGTGTTATCAAGGAAACTGTATCACAACATGGTTTCAAGGTTGCTTCCATTTGTTTATATGTTTTGGAAAAAATAGAAAATAAATTTAAAATAAGTAACCCATCTTGGTTAACATTTAAGTACGGTTGTTTAAAACATGCCGTACTGCACGATTTTGATGAATCTATTCTGGGTCGAGATATCAGTCATACGGTTAAATACAATAAACAAAACGGAGAACAAATACGTGATGCGCTGGATTGGTTCGTAAATTATCAGATAGAAGAATTGAATATAGGATTTTTATTCAATGCGGAAGAAGACGTTAAAACGTTTGTTAAAATGTGCGATTGGATAGCTTTATACACTTTCATTGTTCGTAATGAAAATATGGGTGTTAAAACGTTTGGTGAAGAAAAACAATATTGTTTACAAAATATTAAAATTTTTGTAGAAAAAGTTTCAAAGTTTTTTAAAAATAAATATCAATCATGACAAAAGAAAGTATTGAACAATTGTTTAAAGAAATTACCGAAACATTGGTAAAAAAGAATGAAGATTATGGTAGTGCCAGTTTTGATTTAGGATTAATCGGAAACATGGTGCACGTTTGGGATAAAACAAAGCGTTATCGTAGTCTTGTAGAAAAACAAATGCAAGGAGAAAAGCCAAATTTTGAAACCGTAGAGGATACCCTGAAAGACCTCATCGGTTATGCTGTAATAGGATTACATATTTTAAAAGAACAAGAAAATGGAAATTAAAATTATTCAAATTGGAAACAAAAGTTTCAAACTTATGTTTGAAGATTTTGATGAGGAATTAGATATTGATTCCCTGTTAAAAATCGATTATTCAAATCTAATTGGGGAAATCATTACGTTTCCTGTGATTGTAAACCGCTTTGGTATTCTATTGGCCGAAGCAGAAAGTCAAGCGGCAGAAGCAAAACTTAATCTTGAGGTTTTTGAAGCGAAAACCAAAGAAAGGTTAAGAATAGAGCTTGCTGAACGAAACGGAGGTAAGTCGCCAACTGTAGAAGCATTGAATAATGCTGTTGTTAGTAATAAAGCGTATCAGGTGATGCGTAAGAAGTTGATTGAAGCTCAAAAGACAAGAGATTATATTAATTCAATCTTCTGGGCATCTAAAGATAAGTCAGAGAAATTAAACAAATTATCTTTAACAATTCAACAGGGGGATATTACAGACAAAATGATAGAAGGAAAGATAAACAACGTTTTAATAAAACAAACCAAAAAATTAATAGATTAAAACATTATGGCAACAAAAACAACAAACGATTTACGCAGTCAATTGCGTGCTACTCCCCTGACGGCATTGAAACGGCGAGTAGAAGAGGATGATAAAATTATTGGAGCA